TGAGTATTTAATAAGAACCTATTCAAACGAAGGGGAAGTAATCCTAGACAATTGCAGTGGTTCAGGGACAACAGCGATTGCGTGTTTAAATAGTAATAGGCGATTTATTTGCATGGAAAAGGATGAAACCTATTACAAGGCATCACTTGAACGCATAGCAAATCATGAACCCTTGTTACACTTAGGAAAATAGAGATGTATGGCAGTCGTTTATTAGTTCGCTTGTTGATTAGTGAAGTATGCCTCTTAGATATATGTGAGAGCTTGGGGCGTGTTCATTGTCTATTGGATCAAGAGGTGATAGACAAAATAAGAGAGCTTGAAACCACGTATCAAGGGCGGGCAACGAAAACAATTTTATTGATGCCTTAAATTTTAGAATGTTCATTGAAACTTATAGACTTGTGCTTGATCAACAGGAGTACAAAATGAACAAGTTTGAAAAGATCGCAAGTGATCTATCTACAATTTTATCTATGAAGAATGAAGCCTATGGGAACGCTTTTGACAAGACTACTCAAATTCTTATGCTTCTTTATCCCAATGGTATCACCGTCAACCAATACAAGGATGTACATGTGATTGTTCGCATGCTTGATAAGCTCTCTAGGATTGCTAGGGACAACGATCCAATGGGTGAAAGCCCTTATATGGACATTGCGGGTTATTCTATTTTGGCACTTGCTAGGGATGAGAACGATGAAAACTAATCAAATTTATCACGGCGATTGTTTAGACTTGTTGCCAAGTATACCAGATAAAAGTGTAGATATGATCCTATGTGACTTGCCTTATGGCACCACCAATTGCGAATGGGATTCTATCATCCCATTAGATAAATTGTGGGCGGAATATGAACGAGTGATTAAGGATAACGGTGCGATTGTGTTAACTGCTAATGCGAAATTTACAATTACACTTGGTTCGTCTAATATGCGATTGTTTAGATATAAATGGGTGTGGTATAAATCTTTGAAATTGCGGTTTTTGAATGCTAATAAAATGCCCTTAACTCAGCATGAGGATATTCTTATTTTTTACAAAACTCTGCCGACGTACAACCCCCAGAAGATAATGAAACATAAAATACCGAAGAAAAAACCGCAATTACGACGTGGAGATCGCTACATTGGATTTGGTATGTCCAAAGATGTTTATGTAATTCCTGATGATTATATGTTCCCATCGGATGTTTTAGAAATCGATAATCCTAACAGTAAATCGGAACATCCCACACAAAAACCCGTTGCATTGTTTGAATATTTAATAAGAACCTATTCAAATGAAGGGGAAGTAATCCTAGATAATTGTTCAGGTTCAGGGACAACAGCGATTGCGTGTTTAAATAGTAATAGGCAATATATTTGCATAGAACGGGATGAAACCTATTACAAACGATCACTTGAACGCATAGCGAACCATGAACCCTTGTTAAACTTAGGAAAATACAAACCATTTACACCGACAAAACCACGCGCCCCATTGCCAGATGAAGCGGTTAAAATGTATCATGCGGGGGCGTCGTATTCAGAGATCGCCCGATTCTTGGGGTTGCATGCAAGTTCTGTACGGGGGCGCTTCATTTCCCATGGCATAGCACCAAATAAACGCAAATAAAACTTGCTTAATTGGTTTAAAGTGTTACATTGCTACTTGATACATGTCTCTTTTTGTGAGAGTTGAACGAACGAGACCCATGTAATGCGTAGCACCTTTTAGGCATGTATCAAACTAGTATCAAAGCGCTTGTTTTGTTTTCTGCTTTAGTTTCAAGTGCTTTGATACTTTCTATCTTTATCTTTGTTTCTCAATGTGAAATCGTTTAATTTGTTATACTAGAAACAAAAGATAAAGGAGTATCATGACAAAACTTAAATCAACGATTCACCAATTGGCGGAGCTTGCCGATATCTCAGAAGAATTGTTACAAAAAGCCCTAAAAACAGCGGAGGCGGGGGGCAATGTTGAACCTTCTGCATATGATCTTGACCCCTCAAACTATTCCGCTTATACAAGTTCAGATAGTTACCGAGGTTCAGAGCATGAGGGGACAAGTCAACTTGATTACGATATTATGACTTATATGTCACGCGTCCCCGTGGTTTCATCGATCATTCAAACTAGAATCAATCAAATCGCTGAGTTTTGTATCCCCCAAGAGGATCAATTCAAGGCGGGCTATGTAATCCGATTACGAGATAAGACAAGAGAACCAACAGACGAAGAGCGCAAAGAAATACAGACGCTTAGCGCATGGTTAGAAACTTGTGGGGAAGGCTACAAGTTTGGCGGGGCATGGGATTTTGAGAGCTTTGTAAGAATGATCGTAAGAGATAGTTTAATCTATGATCAAGCATGCTTTGAAATCATTAAAAATAGGGGCGGGGCAATCATTGGCTTCATCCCCGTAGATGCAACGACCATTAGACGGGCAAGTGTTACCGAGGAAGAAAAAAATAGTGGTCATCGTGATTGGGTTGATAGTGCCTTTATTCAAGTGATCAATGGGAAGCGTGTAGCGACTTTTGACAGTGATAAATTAGCTTTTTGTATTCGTAGGCCTAGAACATCCATTGTTTCACGTGGTTATGGTTTCCCAGAACTTGAAGAATTGGTTAAAGTAGTAACGCACTTAGTCAACGCTGAAACCTATAACGCTTCTAATTTTACAAATGGGATACATGCCAACAGTATCTTAGCGATCAAGAGCAAGATGAACCCTCAACTATTTAGAGCGTTTAAGCGTGAGTTCTATGCTAATCTTTCAGGCCCCGCCCAAGCAAAGAGAACGCCTATTATCCAACTTGACCCCGAAAGCCAAGAAGAGATTGAAAGCGTGAACTTGGGGGCAACAGCCGAAGAGATGGGATATAAAGATTGGCTTGGTTACTTAACAAAAGTAGCGTGTTCCGTGTATCAAATTGATCCCGCTGAATTGGGCTTTGTTTTTGGTACAGAAGGGCAAACAGGAGCATTGACCCAACAAGGACCCGGCGCACGTATTCAAGCATCTAAAGATAAAGGCTTGTACCCATTACTAAGAAGCGTTCAGAATTGGATTAATAGGCATATCATTCACCAAGTAAATGATAAATATGAACTTAGATTTATGGGGTTGGATGCAGACACAGAAAAAGACGCCTTAGCTTCCGATATTCAGAGGGTTTCCAATTACATGACAATCAACGAAATTAGAGCAAAACACAGCCTAGAAAAGATTGAAGGGGGTGATGTCATCTTGAACCAAGCATACATCACCGCCTTGGGCATGAGTCAACAACAAGCACAAGAACAACAAGCCCCCCAAGATCAAGAAGAGGATGATTATGACCAAGAAGAAGGGCAAGAAGAAGGCGGTGAAACACAGGATCAAGAAGAACCCACGCAAGAGGATAACGAGGAAGAGAAGGTAACTAAATCACTAAATAAAAACAAATTCACATTAGAAATTTAGTTTGTTATATAATGATCCTTGATACTAGAAACATAGAAACAAGGATTAAAAAAGATGTTTAGATATTCATTATTCGTTGACTCATTGATCAAGGCAATGGGACATAAATATGTTCGTAGAGTACCCAAGGGAGTAACCAAGACGGGGGCAACTAAGTATATGTACTATTATGCAGGACAAGAAGGACATGGTAAAGGGATTGCGCATGAAAGCGAACTTGTTACAGGTGCATCTTTTGCGATGGGACAAGGTGATCAAAGACACCATGCACATATCACAAAAGTAGAGGGTGACAAGTTAACAGTAAAATATGATGACGGTGCTAAAAAAGGCACTGAGGAAACCATGACAAAGAAGCAATTTCAACGCATGATACAAAAAGAACATGGTGCAGGCAGTACACAAGCAAAACCAAAGACCACTAAGAAACCAACCGCACAAGCTACCGCTAGTTCTATGAAACAAGAGCAACCCAGCACTAAGCCAACGCCAAGCGAACAAACACAAACCACTACACGAAGCAAACAAGAACAAGAAGCCTTAGATGATAAATTAGAAAAATTATCACTTGTTCCCATTCGCATTCAAAAAGATAAAGAACTTATTAAAGAGTTGCCCGGCTTCTTTTATAGACAAAATGCGGATGATGTGATTGAAACTTATTTATCTGATGCTCAATTAGGCCAACAATTTGCGGGGATTCCCAACATTAAAAAAATACTTAGAGAGAAACTACAGAATAACGCATCTTCGTTCACATTAAACGAAGATCAAGACAACGAATTAAATAGAATTGTCGATAATTTGGCATCCAGAGATAAAGCGCTTGAATTGAACAAATTCCCCTTTTTACTAGAACCTTCAGCACTTAATAAACTATTTGACAAACAAGCATTGCGCCGTTTAGAGCTTGATACAATTCACGAACAAATAAAAACAATTCGTTCCAAGAAATAAGAACATAATAAAAATCTACAAATAACATCAATAAAATAATACAATGATCCTTGATACTAGAAACATAGAAACAAGGATAGGAAACATGTTTAGATTTAGTCCCTTGATTAAAAGTTTATTCCCGTTAGATTTGCATGCGCATGCACGATTTGACGAGTTAAAAATGATCATTGCAGATAAGCCAACAGAATACACAGATATGTAGCTGTCTTAAAGCAAGTAAAAGAGAAAATACTTGACCCCGAATTTATGGGCATGGTTGCCAATCAAATCTATGAGGATATTAATCAAAATAACATTAATTTAGAGTTGCCTACTAGCTTTGATGATCAAGAAATCACAGTATGGGCAAGACGCTTTTTAAAAACATCAATCACCTTTGCGGGTGAGTATGTGATCAATTCTAAAAAGTTTCAAAAGTCTATGAGTTTCAATGTACCCCAAGCGGTGAGAGAGCAGGCTAAAAGAGGCTTAGAACTTCGTAGGGAAAACAAGCGGGGCGGGCTGAGTAACGAGCAAGCAAGCAACTTAGGCATAGGTTCAGGCGTGCAAAGAGCGGTGAACCTAAGTGAAGGCAAAGTATCACTAAAGACATTGAAGCGCATGAAGTCATTTTTTGCCCGTCATAGAGTATACAAAGAAAAGGGATATCACAAAGACAA